ATACCATGATGGTTCTAACTCTTATATCTCTAACTCAACAGGTAATATCTATTTAGGTGATACCAATGGTTCAGTACACATACAAGCAAAACTTAACGAAGAAAGCATTATATGTGCTGCTGATGGAGCAGTAAGTCTTTATCATGATAATGCTGTAAAACTAGCCACAACCTCAACAGGCATAGACGTAACAGGTACAGTACATGCTGTAAAAGCTGATATAGATATTTCAACTGATGCTAGATTAACAATTAATGATATTATTAGTGAAGTAGGTGATGGTAATGTAGCTTTACAAGCACAAAATTCTGCTGGTTCATCTTTGAAGCCAATGGGTTTTAGAGCAGAAGATATAAGATTTGCTACAGGCTCATCAGAACGCCTTAGAATTAGGTCAGATGGTGGCGTAGGTATAAATTCTTCAGGATATGCAGGTCAGCCATTAACTGTAAATGCTGGTAGTGGAGACTATGTTTTTTATGGCGAAAGTACAGATGCTATTTGTAAAGCATCTTTTAGAGACAACTCATCAACAGCAAACATAGAATTTGGTGCAAGTGGCAATAACCATATTTTTAGTAAAGATGGTGCAACGCAAATGACCATTGATAGTTCAGGCAACTTGTTGGTAGGTAATACAGTTGTTAATCCTGCTAGTGGATTTGCTTCTCAAAAAGGTTTTGGTTATGCAGCATCAACAGGTAAAGTTGAAATTGCTACAGATGCTAATGGTGCTGTTATGGAAATTGGCAAGAACAACTCTAATGATGGAAGTATCTTAGTATTACGCAAACAAGGAAATGTAGTTGGAAGTATTGGTACTGAAGGTGGTGATATAGTTATTGGTACTGGTGATACAGCAGTTCAATTTGCTGATTCATTAGACTGTATAAGACCATTCACATCTTCAGGTTCAGGTAATAGTGGTAGAGATAATGCGATTGATTTAGGTGCATCAGGTCAAAGATTCAAAGACATCTACCTTTCAAATACTATAGGTAATGGTGCAGGAGAAGAAATAACCTTTAATAATGCACAAGATTATTTACGTTTTGACACATTAGGTTCAGAACGCATGATAATAGACTCATCAGGTGATGTTCGTATTGGGTCAATAACAAATGCTTATGCTTTTGCACAAAAATTAAGAGTTGGAGATGGTAATGATAATGATGGTATCACTATTAATTCAGGTAGCACACATCAGGGTAATTTAGCTTTCTGTCATGGTTCAGGTGGTAATACTGCGTTTGGAAGAATAAGTTATCAGCATGGTACTAACTATATGCAGTTCTTTACTAATAATACTGAACGCATGAGAATAGATAGTTCAGGTGCTACGCTAGTAAACACCACTTCCAAAACTAACTCAGGAACTAGATTAGGTGTATGGGCTGACTCAGGTTCTGTATCAATAGAAACTCGCTGTAAAGCTAATGTAAGTTATTTCCCACTCGCTAATTATAGTGCCGCAGGGTCTTACATAGGTGGCATAAACGCAACTACTACTGCAACTTCACTTGCAACTTCCTCAGACCAACGACTCAAAGAAAACATTGCAGACGCTGATGACGCAGGAAGCAAGATAGACGCTATCCAAGTACGACAGTACGACTGGAAGGTTAACGGCTCTCACCAAGACTACGGCATGATTGCACAAGAATTGCGAGAAATTATACCTGACGTAATTCACGAATCACCTGACGAAGAAAAGATGTTATCAGTAGACTACGCAGGTCTAGTGCCAATGTTAATCAAAGAAATACAATCATTACGCAACCGTGTTGCACAACTAGAAGAATGAAAAAACAACAAACAATAATAGACGATTTAAAAACTAGAATAGAAACATTGGAAGGATAGTGATAGACTAATACTTTTAATTAGGAGAATTAATAATGGCAGAAGCTAACGAAAATATAGTAAACGAAGAACCAAAGGTTTTAACACTTACTGAAAAGGTAGATGACAAAGATGTTAATAAACAATATCTTATAGATGACATGTCTGATGAAGGTAAAGTTTTATATAACAAACTAGCCATCATTCAAAAACAAAAGAATGAATTGGTTGCAAATGCACAGTTTGAAATAGAAAAAGCAGATGTACTAATCAATCATTACATGGCAGAACTCAAAGAGAATTTGCCTGAAGAAATGGAAGTAAATGATGAAGATGCCGAAAGTGGAGATAACAAACCCAACTGATCTCACTAAGTTGGAATTGCACGAACAGATATGTGCATTACGCTATGAAAATATAGAAAGGCGTATGGAATCAGGTTCTAAAAGATTTGTTCGTATGGAACATCAAATTTGGGGTCTGTATGCATTAATCATTGCATCACAAGTCATAGGAGCATTTATCTAATGGCAGGATTAACAGTAAGCGTAGAACCAACGCAAGAGCCAGTAACATTACAAGAAGTTAAAGAATACTTACGAGTAGATGATTCTACTGACGAAAGGATTATTAGACCTTTTATAGAAACAGCTAGAAGGTTCTGTGAAGAACACACAGGTAGAGCTTTGATGACTCAAACATTAATACTTTATTTAGATGCTTTCCAAGATTCTTTTGACCCTTTATGGGAAGGATTAAGAACTGGTCCTTACCTTAATTATTATAAAAACTATGTAGTTTTACCAAGATCGCCAGTAGCTTCTGTAACCCATGTTAAGACCTATGATGATTCAGATACAGCTACTACTATGGATGCTACTAAATACTATGTAGACAATGCTAGAGAACCAGCAAGAATTGTTTTAAGAACAGGCTCATCTTTTCCTACAGCACTAAGAGTAGCTAATGCTATAGAAGTTAAATATATAGCAGGTTACACATCACAATATAATATTCCTGAACCAATAAGACTAGGCATACTACAACACATAGCTTACCTTTATGAGCATAGAGGTGATATGTATGATGCTAAATTGCCTTATCCACCAATGTTAAGGTCTTTATATGCACCATATGTCGTGCATAAAGGTTTAGGCTCATCTTCATTAATGGCATTAGGTTAATATGGCTAACAGTATCGGCAAGATGCGATATAGGGTCAAAGTAGAAAATGCTACTAATACTCGTGATGCAGGTGGTGGTCTTTCACAATCTTTTTCTCCAGTCACATTTATATACGCCAATATAAAGCCAACTAATGCTAATAGCACATATAGGCAAGGCATGGTTCAAGAGAAGGTAACACACGAGGTTACAATTCGTTATATGAGCAATATATCTACTAATAGTAGGGTTACTTATGGTACTCGTAACTTTAATGTTAAAGGTATTGTAAATGTTGATGAAAGAGATAGATTCTTAAAATTGTTATGTGAAGAAGGCGTAGCAATATGAGTATTGATTTAAAAATCACCAATCTAAAAGCATTTAACAAAAAGTTAGAAAAAAGATTAAAAGATAACAAAGTTAAAGAATATGTAACTCGTGGAACAATGATGGTGCAAAACACAGCTAAAGAAAGCATATTAAAAGGTGGTACTGGTAGAACATACGAAAAGTATGAACCAAGAAGAACACATACAGCATCTGCACCGAATCAACCACCTGCTAGTGATACAGGATTCTTAGCTAGTCAAATTACAATGGATGTAGATGTTAAGTCCAATGGAACTGTTGTAGGTCAAATTATATCATCAGCACCCTATTCAAAGGCATTAGAGTTTGGAACAACACAAATGACTGAAAGACCTTTTATGCAACCTGCATTAGAAAAGAATAGAAGAAAGATAGAAAGCATGTTTAAAAAAGGAGTGCTTAAATGAGTATTGGACAGTTTCAATTACAGAGTGCTATCTATTCTGCTTTAAACGTAAGTGCGATCACATCTACTTTATCCTGTGGTGTTTATGATGAAGTTATAGAAGGCAACACCTATCCATTTATTACTCTTGGTGAAGAAACAGCCATTGATTACAGTACAAAAGATTTAACAGGTGGAGAATACACAATCAATATTCATATTTGGTCTCAATACAAAGGTAGTAAGGAGACAAAACAAATAATGGACAAGGTACACGATTTATTGCATGATATAGACTTAACTGTTACTGGTTTCAATTTGATTAACCTCAGATTTGAATATAGTGATATAATGAGAGACCCAGACGGTGTTACTAGACATGGAGTCATGCGATTCCGAGCAATAATATTAGGAACTAACTAATTTATAGGAGAAAAAAATGGCAGCACAGAAAGGTTTAGATGTTTTAATGAAAATTGACATCAGTGGAACTAAAACTACTATTGGTGGTTTAAGGTCTACATCAATCACACTTAATGAAGAATCAGTAGATATAACTAATAAAGACAGTCTTGGTACTAGAACTTTATTAGCAGGAGCAGGAGTTAATAGTATTTCTATTAGTGGTTCAGGAGTATTTACAGATTCAGCAGCAGAAGTTGCAGTAAGAACTTCATTTCAAGCACAACAAAATACATCAAATGGTTCATCAGCACAAAC